GCCCGACGCATACAATAAAATAAAAGTCATGGGCAAGAACGCTGGCGGTATCCCGCAGATACTAGGGCTAGACCCAGCAACACCCCCCACCAAACAAGTTGACAGGGGGCTTGAGTATATATATTATAGATACGATACTCCCTGTCAAGCTTGGGCTCATTTCAAAAAGAAAGGGTGGTACTAATGCCATCGTTAAGAAATGATTATGTTGTTCTTTGCGACTCTTGCTATAAACCTATCGAAGGTAAGTCGATAATAGTAAATGGAAAGAAACCTATGGACACTTGGATATACCACGAATCCCCAAGAGACTGCGCCAACGCAGTTGAACCAATCGAAATCAGGAGGAAGTTAGGGTGGAAAAATCTTGGAAAGAACCAAAACACATAACAGAATTAAAGCCTGACTACAAGAGTGCTATGGATATTCGTGGCACACCTACAACAGTATGCCCTTGTGGTAGTGAGATATGGAATCTCAAAACCATATTCGATTCTGATGATGGCACTATCAATATGTACTTTGTAGATATGGAGTGTGCTGAGTGTGGCACGCTAGCGACTGCGCCTACCCCTGCGGGTAGCACGCTGGAGGATTACTAACATGCCGACATATGAATATAGATGTGGTAAGTGTGACTCACTTACTATACTTTCCCGCAGCGTAGATACGCGTGATGAACCAGTCACCTGTGTCTGTGGCTTTGAGTCAACAAGAATATACACCGCAGTCGGTGTCCAATTCAAGGGCACAGGCTTCTATAAGACAGGAGGATAAATGATAACTTACAACTTGAACGCAGAGGATGTAAGCAATCTAATCAAGGCACATTTATGTGACGACTTAGAGATTACTACTGTTGAGGATTACACCTTAGTGCGTAGTAATAGTGATAAGTTCTATGGTATGGTTAAAGTATATGAAGCTGGAAATGTAATCTTAACTAAAGATGACCATCAGAAAATCATTACTGGTGCGACTGATGATTACAATTCCCTGTTCATAGCAGTAACACCCGAAGGCGTATTCCAATTTAACTTGTCGCTACTACGACTAGAGTTCGAGAACTATGTAGACCATAGCGCTGGCATAGATATAGATGTAACCGAGTTAGATATATCTAATGGAACACAGATACTAGAGTGGTATCCTGAGTTCGCAAGCGAGGACGATTATGTTGACGCATTGATGAGCAACGGAGATTCTATTGGCTTCGATGAAAGTGAATCTTGGTAAAACTAGGAAGACTGCTAATGTTAGTAGCTTTATTAGCATTCATTGGCGGAGCTGACATAGGTTCAGTCATGGTTCTGACTTTGGCTGTCTTCACCTTCATTATCTTGTTCGCTCTCCGCGGGTGAACTGTCTAAGTCCTCGTCATGATAAGGCTTGTATCCACCAAGTTTATTGACGAGTCTTTTTATCGCACGCTTGTGACGCATTCTCGCTGCGTCCTCCGTGCCCAGAGATAGAAAGTTGGCTATCTCCTTGAAGTCTAACGACTCAGCATGGCGGAAGAATAATAACTTCCTATCCTCTTTGGAAAGCTTCCAATATGCTGAGTCAACTTCAAGTAACATAACCTGTATGTTGCCACCCTCGGCAGGGGCGGAAGGTCTGCCAGCTCCACTAAGATTTAATTTCGGTGTGATATGAAAGTTACCCATCAACACAGCAGGTAACAGCACCTCAACTAATCCCGGTTCATAGTAATATAAATCAGATACATCATAGCCAACTGTCTTGGCTTTCCATCTCTGACAGTAATCCAACGCTTCGTTTCTCAAACTACGATAGATAAGGTTCTTAGCATCCTTCTCACCTATCGCTTCCCAAGTATCTAGTTTATTAGGGTGCTCAGCAAACCACTGGTATAATGCTTGCTTGATATCCTCATACTCACAGATAGTAAACTTCTTGGCGTATTCACTAGCAACTGCTGTGACTACATACTCCCAGCGTTCGATTCTTTTCCAGTCCATTATTCTTTCTCATTCTTATACTTGCGTGTCATTGTAAGTAAGTCTTCAACTGTGATAAGATAACCCTTAGACTTATTAGGTGGCACTTCGCAAGAGATTTCCCTGCCCAATTCTAACACACCCTTCTTAAGTATATGTGTTGGCACGATTACTGTTGACTGCTCTAGCACGAACGCCCAGTACGCAGCCTCGGTTACTGATAAACCTGATGGCTCCCACGCCTTAGACTTATTGAACCAACACTCAACTTCAATGTATAAGTTGTTAGTAATCCACCACTTCCTGTCGCGCTTGACTTCTACTGTGCGCCCACCAGTAAGTAACTCTTCGACCAATTGTTCACCCTTGCGACCATATCCAAAGTCTAAATCGAACGAAGAGTTCTTTACCATTTACTTATCCCACTTATCTCTTAATACTAGCAAGGCTATAATGGCGTAGTTAGCTAAGTCCTTGAACGAATCCTCAAGAGATTCATACTCTGGCTGGTTGCTACCTGTATCAATCAAGTTGTTAATACGAGCAGTCTTATCGTGGATACGGACACGAAGTCCATTGAGCGCCCCACCAGGAGCATCAGCAATATTCCTGGCTCCATAATCTCTGTGCTTCTTAAGAAGAATAGACATCAACTCATCATATACAATCCTTACATCCTCTTCGAATTGGGTTGGGTATCGTATAAGTTCTTCTTTGTTAATAGTGGGACGCTTAGAGTCACCGTCAGGATATCCTTCTCTTGATTTGTCCCAGTTATCTGGTAACCCATGCCAGCTAGGTGTTCTATAATCTGCCATATCTCTTCACTCTCTATTCTTGAATAGTTGTTTGAGTTGTCCATCGAAGTCTTCCATCACGCTTTCTACTATAATATCCTCAACAGTTTCACCTATCATTTCAGGGTAAACTTCTGCTGTGAATAAAGTTATGTAAGATGATTGTGTTATCTCGCCGATATACTTTGCATCATCTCTGTTATCATATAGCCCGCGTAATAAACTACCAAGTAGTAGACGAAACCCACCTGGTAATATCATTGAAGGGTTGAACTCTTCTCCATCATCAAGCATGTGTTCAACCACAGCAAATGCATCGCTTAATATTTCTCCACACTCAGGACACCTGTAATTTTCACCATCAAAGAACTCAGGCATTGGCTAGTCCTGCTCTCTTAAGTATTGCTTGCGCCCCGTTGCTAGTATAGAATGAGTTAGGGTCTTCGCCGTCGGGGAATTGGACGATAGTAACAGGGAGTTCTCTTGCAAGTGAGTTGGCAAATTCTTTTCCTGGTTGGTCTCCGTCCGCAAAGACAAAGACTCTTTCGAAATCGGCGAGGAGTCTCGTGTAATGTTTCTTCCAACTATTAGCCCCTGGCACACCAATACAAGGAATACCGACACAGGAAGACATAGTAATAGTATCAAGTTCCCCTTCGCAAATACCAATGTAATCACCAGCCCGCTCAATATCAAGAACATTATACATTTTAGTATCAGCGCCAGTGAGTCCCATGTACTTAGGCTCCACTGCAGGATTGAGCGAACGAAACCGTAAATCCACAACGCCAGTCTTAGTAACATATGGTATACTCAACCTTCCTTGGTACATCTCATGGCCTATCTCAGCCTCTACGACTACGCCTAATCGCGCCAGCCGTGCTACTTCTATTGGAATGCCCCTGCTTTTTAGGTAGCCTTCTGCCTGATAAATGTTTGCCGCGTACTTCTCCGCTGCTCGTTCCAATAATTCTCTCTGCGAATTCTTTTGCATCTCTTATACCAATTCCTTCTCTTTGTGATATGATTTGCAAACTGTTTCCCTGAACCCCGCATGCAAAGCAGATGAACACATTGGTGTCCAAGTTGGCTGTGCCCGATTGATGTGTATCTCCGTGGAATGGACATCGCAGATTTGTTTGTCCATGGTTGCGTCGTATGTCCGCACCGTAGTGGATAAGGACATCTCTAATACTTGGTAGGTCATTCATATCTCTCTCTCATCCACTGTTCTAAGTCTTGTATAACCCACGCATTCTTAACGCTGTGATTACGACGCTTGACTATGACGAAGGCTGGAGGTACGTCCGCCAACCCTCGAGCCTTCGCATAGTTCTTTGCCTCAACCTGCGCCTCGTCCCAGAAGGCAGGTAAGTCTAGCTTCTTACGATTCTTTAACTCAAGTATATAAGTCTTACCACGCATAAATACATACAAGTCCCCTTCGTCCTTAGCACCAGCCTTAGTTAATCGTTCTGCTACTGCCTCATTGTCACGAAGCCATCGCATTACATCAGTCTCAAACTGTGCACCTTTGCGTCCGTTGGGGTTAGCCATTAGTATGCGCTCTTATCTTTCTCTAGTATCCTCGTTGCCCAGTCAAGTCCGTCGCATACGCCCTGCGTATAATCGTCCCTAACCTGCGGTTTGGCATCATTAATCTTCTGTATGCACTTGGCAATATGTCTGAGATATTCAGCCTGTGCCATTTCTTTTGCATGTATCTCCAAGTAATCGTCATCCATTGTTTTTTAATTCTCCTCTAACAATCCTAGCACAAAACTTAAAGTTCCTTACATCAACCCAAGGTTGAATATCTATATTGTTTCTGAGGTAATCTTCAATCTCTTTAGCTATTTGCTCACGCAATTCTTGTTCATCCATTATAACTCCTAACCATTCTCTGGTATATCTTCAACGAACATATACTCAGGATTGAAAGCAATCCAAGTCATCAGTCCACCACCCGCGTCGGCTTTGCCATAACGGTTCTTGACAGGGGCCACGCCCATTGATGTGCCCACAACACCAAGCGTGCAAATGAGTGCGGGGAGCTGAGCCACCTTTCCCTGAATCGCGGAACGAGGCTGGCAAGGAGAACCAGGTACCGCCTCACTCGTATGATGTAATACCAACACACCCGCATTCGTAGCCCTAGCAAGATACTTCAACTCCTTCATGATAGCTCTCATAGAAGAGAACTCTTCGCCACCATCGGTGGCTACATCCATTAAGTTATCTACAACTATTAGTTGTGGTGGACATCCCCACAATTCTTCAAAGGCTTGTACTTCCTCATCGATATCTTGTAGTGATGGTGCTGATTCAAATGACCAAACAATATGACCAGCCTTAGCTAGCACTGCTCTTGTCCAACCTAAATCAGTATTCAATAATCCTTCAACATCAGTCTGATTCTTACCCGAAATCATAGATGCTAATCGCATAGCCATTGTATGTGCGTTAGTGTCGGCGCTAATGTATAGCGTAGGAACCTTCATCTTTAGCGCAAGAGCTAAGGCAAGTGTTGACTTACCTACTCCTGGCGCTGCTGCGAACATCGACACTTCGCTCCGTCTGAGGACAATCTTGTTTGCCTCGAACGCTTTGAAGCATGATGGGAGCGGTTCTCCGCCGATACTAGGACGACCAACGCTTCTGACAAGTGTACGCAATTTTTATTCCTTTTGAATAGAAGCCGTAGCCAATCCATGACTAACTGACTACGGCTCATTGATTCTTTATTTAGTTTACTGGCTTGCACTGGTCAGCTGTACCCTGTGGAGTAGGACATGCCCAGAATGCATACGGTTTACCAGTCTTGCTACTGATTCCACTACGATAGATACGAGCTCCGTGCTTACATGTTGGGGCTGCGGTACCTGATGCTTCCGAGACTGGGCTGGGTGGTAAGGAGAGCGATGGCATTGTGCTTGTTGTGGTACTTGGCGTCGATAAAGGGGCTACATTGTACGCACCTGCCAATAGCTTGTTAGTTGCAGCAATCTGTGTAGCGTAATCACCTACACCTTCAAGCAGTACACTAAGTTCGTCAGCAGTATTGGCACGGATGTTAATCATATCACCAGAGCCAGTCTTGTACGAGACTTGCAGTTTCCATTCTTCGTTCATTTATTTCTCTTTCTTTGAAGTAAACGAGCAGTGCTCCGTGAGCCCGCATCGGTTACAGTTGTTTGTGTTGGGTAAGAATATACCAGCACGGCGTGCTTTGTCAAATTTTTCTACGAAGTAATCAATCATCTCGGTTGAATATTTGGTTAGGTCTTCCATCTGACCAGTGCCAGACTGACGAGCCATCCAATAGTTACCATAGTTTATATCAACACCAAAGACTTTCTTTAACCCTGCTCGGTAGAAACCTAGCTGTAGGCTAGAGTCAGGTGTGCGTTGTGATGTCTTTAAGTCTACCACAACCAACTGACCATCAACATCAAAGATTCTATCGATTACCATTTTGACTGGAACACCAGCAAACTCGGGTATGATACCTAGTTCAATCGCAGGAACGCCTTCAGGCGTTTTCCAAATCTTCCAATTCTTGTTGACTTGTCGCCATTCGACGTAGGATTGGACCCATCGTGGACCATTGATATTCCAGAAGGAAGCATCTTCCTTATTGGGGTAATCTTTCGTAGCCCTACCGCCAACTCTAAGCGTCGATAAGTCGACATCTTTGGTATATTCATTCCATGCCTCTTCCCATAATTGTTTACTCAACATGTTGTCTGTCCCATTCTTCAGTAGCCTTGTGGAATGCGGAGCCACCTGCGCTCCATACCGCTGGCTTCTCTGGTATCTGCAA